GCCTTGAAAAGGCGCATGCTCTTTGCCAAGCGGTGTCACGCCTTGATGATGAGGCTTTTGCAAGAGAAGAGAATTCGGCGGCGATCAAGATTGCCGTCCTGTATGCCGTGGGCTATCTCTACCAAAACCGCGAGGGCGCGAACCATCAGGAGCTTGTTAAGACCTTGCGGGCACTCTTGATGGATGTTCGGCGGGAGGTGTTCTAATGGCAATCCAGCGGGGACGGGAAATGGGCGTCACCATCGACGATCTCCATGAGCGGATTGAAATCCAGTACCATGACCGAGATCGAGATATAGACGGGAATATAGTAGCCGGAGAGATACACACACGGGCGACAGTATGGGCAAAGGTTCTCCCGATTTCCGCGAGGATCGGGGAACGTCAACAGGAAACGGAAAATATAGTGGGATATAGAATCACCATACGCTGGCGGGAGGATATCCAGCCAACGGATGAGATACGCTGGCGCGGCAAGCGGCTGGAGCTTGTTTCTCCGCCGTATGACGTTGAGAGCCGCAGGATGTGGACGGTCATGGAATGCCGGGAGTTGGTGGAAAATGTCGAGGAGGCGTAGACGGGGAAATACATTCTTTCGAGGCGCGGCGGCGCTGCCCCGTGGGTATATCGCGTCCGAGCTCCGGAAGATGGGCGACAACGTTCTCCCTGCCGCGACGGAGGCTCTTCACGCGGGCGCGGAGAAAATCGCCGAGCGGGCACGGGATAACCTTCGGAATCAGAACGCCGTCCGGACGGGAAATCTCATCGGTTCAATAAAGGTCGAGAAACGAAACCAAGACGGTACATCCCTTGGAATCTCGGCAAACGCCAAGAACAAGAAGGGGTACCTCTACGGGCAGATCATCGAATTCTCGCCGACGAAAGGCAGGCCGTTCCTCTATCCGGCGTTTGACGCGCTTCGCGGCGAGGTCATGGAGGAAGTGACCGACGCCGTGCGGAAAGCGATAAGGGGGAATACATCTTGAGTGTAATGGCGACGGTATATGCCGCGCTTTCGACCGACAAGGCGCTTGCGTCAAAGCTGAAGGGCGGCAAGAAAGGCATTTACCATCTGCACGGACCCGACGCGGGAAGCTATCCCGTCATCGTCTATTCGACGCTTTCGGATGTTCCGGCGCTCCATGCCGACAACGAAGAGATTGCGCGGCGTGTAACGGTACGAATCCACATTATGACGAAGGACGGGCAGTACGGGACTCTTTACGCCGACGTGCAGAGGATTATGCGCGGCCTTGGCTTCATGCGCGTTCAGACGAATGAAATCTATGACGACGGGCTGAGAATCCTCGTCGTTGATTACAGAATAGGAGTTGATGAATCATGACCGCACCGACGAGCGGGATCACGAATTCGCCGTTTATCGGCGTAGACAATTTCCACATCGCAAAGATGCTGACCGACCCGGCAGAAGGGCAGGCGACTTATGACAACGTCATTGCTTTCCCGTGGCTGCAATCTGTAAGCATCGAACCGCAGAGCGAAGAGGCTACGCTGTACGCCGACAATCAGGCCGTGGACACGGCGAATATTTTGTCCAAGTTCAATCTTACGATTGACACCGCCACGCTTCCGCTGGAGTACAAGGCGCTGCTTCTTGGCCACGAAATCGAAAACGGTGTGATGACCGTGGCCAGCGGGGACAATCCGCCTTATTTCGCCATCATGTTTGAGACGACGAAACGTAACGGGAAGAAGCGGTATGTCAAGTTCCTCAAGGTTCAGTTCTCCGAGCCGTCCGAAACAGCGCAGACGAAGGAAGAGGGCGTCAAGTTCAACACGCCGTCCATGACGGCGATTGCCATTTACCGGAACGACAAAAAGGCGCTCTACCAGGCGGACGAGGAAGCGGATGGTTATCTCCCCGAGACGGGCGAAAACTGGTATGTGAGCGTCGATCCCTCGGGCGAGTGATGAGAGGAGTGAATCGTTATGGAAAAACCGAAGCTCATTCTGAGTGGAAAGGAACATTCTCCGAAGCGTCCCACCATGAAAGTGTGGCGGGCTATCGTTGAGCACGACAGCGAGGCAAAAGGACTGTCCATCTCGGATATCCTGTCCCATCGCGTGGAAATCCTCGCACTGATTTACGATATCGACAAGGAGCAGATTGAAGCCGGGGTTGAAGTTTCCGACGTGCTTCCCGCTTACAACGAAGCGGCGAAGTGGATACTCAGCCTCGTGTTCGAGAAGCTCGACAAAATCCCAAACGCCGAGGCGGGGACAGACGGCAGGTAAGCCTGTCTCCGCTGGAATGGCTCGTAAATTTCTACCGCCAGTTGCAGGAGGCGTACCATTGGACGGTGCGGGAGATCGACGAGACCGAAATTGAAATCATCATGCTTCAGATCGTGGTGCTGGACAAGATTGACAATGCGCCGAAGCGCGGATTCATTGAGGACATTCTGCCGCTGTAACGGGGAGGTGAAATCATGCCGAGAAAGAGCGGAATAGGCACGGGAGATTACCAGATTGCGGAACTATCCGTAGGGCTGGAACTCGACCTTGAGCATCTCGACCTTGACGCTGCGGTGGCGGATAAAACCGTCTCGGAAATGATCACAAAGCTGAACCACCGGGCGAAGCAACTGGAAATTCGCGCGGAAATCGACCTCACCAACCTTGAGAACGCCGGGACGGAGGTGGACAAACTTCACGTCAAGGAAGCACGGCTGAACGAGATTCTTGACGTCCAAAGGACAAAGCTGCAGCTTCTCAAGGAGCAGTATGAAAAAGCCTCCGGCGATAAGAAGGTGGGCGCTGGCATTAAGGGGAAACTCTCCAACAGCGTTCTGTTGCAGGAACTGGAAGTTTCGAAGTGGGAAGCCGCGCTCCGGGGGCTTTCCTCCGAGGCCGGTGTGTCGGCTGCCGCTGTAGAGGCTGTTGGCGTTACGGTCGGATTGACGGTGACGGCAATCGCTGCGCTGGCGGTGGGACTCGCCGAGATGACACAGTATGCCGCCAAGTCAGGACAGGAACTGGGGCGTTTTGCGGAGCAACTGAATGTTTCGGCGAAGGAGGCGCAGGGATTGTCTGCCGCTCTTGCCTTGGGCGGTGCAGATAAGGATGCGTTCTCCCGTTTCATCACGGGGCTCGACAAACGGATTCAGTCCGTGGGGGCTGCTGGCGAATCTGCGCGTGAGGGTCTTGCGCGTTTCGGTGTATCTCTGCAGGACGAGCAGGGCAATCTTGTCGGCTATAACGAGCAGCTAAAAAGACTCGCGGAGGGCTACCAGACCGCGAAGAGTGCGGGAATGACAAACGAATACTTCTCCGCGCTGGGGACAGGTGCTGACGCTCTCCGCGACGTGCTTGCCAATTACGAGCAAATTGAGCAGACTCGCGCCCGGATGGGCGGCCTCTTCGACAATAAGAGCGCGGAGGAATTCGTTGCTCAGTCGAAAGCACTGGACGACCAAATGAAGGAACTGGATCTGTCCATCGACCAGATTAAGGTGTCGATTGGCGCGGCGTTCCTGCCCTTTCTCGTGGATATCGCTCCGAAGGTTACTGAAGTCGTCAATTCCCTTTCGCAATCCTTCAGTGAGATGTCGGAGACAATCCGGAAGCGTTATAAGAATCTCCGCTATCAGTTTGGATACACCCGCGCCGAATACGACGCCGCCATGAAGGAGGAAGCGGAAAGAGAACTTCAGGCCGCTGAAGAGGCGGAGCGCAAAAAAGCAGAGGCGCGGGCAAAAATCCGCGAGAAGGAGCTTGACGCCTATGCGGACAGGCTTGTCAAATTCGATGACACGATTCAGTATTCGTTAGACTCTGCTCTCAACACCGACATTGACAACAAGCTCGCCGCTATCGACAGGCAGGCCGAGAAGTACAAGCAGGAACTTGCGGCGATGGCGAAGGAATATCACGCCGAGCCGGACAAGGATTCCCTCTCCCTGATTGACAAAAATGCCCAAATGCAAAAGGACAGGGCCGTCCGCGAGTTTTCGGAGCAGACAGCGGCATATCTCGACAATATCTATGAAACGTCGCTTCAAAAGCGGCTCAACCAAATCGAGCGGGAAAAGCAGGCGTGGATTCAGAAAGGGTTGGATGAGGTCAAGGCTACGGAGGCGGCTGAGCAGCAGAAAATGGAGGCGCAGCGGAACGCTGCGATGCAAATCCTGAAATCCCAGCGGGAACAGTTCAAGGCATACCAGCGCGGTGGCGAGGAAGGCCTGCGGCGCACATATATGCGGCAGAACGGTCTGTCGGAGAAAGACCTCAACATCAAGCCGGAGGACGTCGAGGCGTTCCAGCAAGCGCAGCAGCATATGCTGGAAAATCTCCTGCCTTATTTCTCGCCCAACGCCGACTTTTACCGCGCCCTTGACCGTGACAGAGATGCGAGAAATGTCATCCGTCCGGCTGGCGGGGATTGGCAGCCTATAAATCCCAATGCAGGAGAGCCGATACCGCCGCAATTCCCCCCGGAGTACAAATCCCATCCCATTGAAATCAATGTAAATATCGAGAATGCGGTGACGCAGGACAACGAAGGGATGCAGATATTGGCGAACGCGGTGGCCGACAAAATCACGCCCGCCATCGAGAGCGCATTGGAGAGTGACGATAATGCATATTGACATCGGCGGCGTGAGGACGCTTTCCGTCGAGGGATGGGAAATCACGCCCGACGACCGGCAGGAAACCGTGGAAATCCTCGGCGGCATGGCGGTGCAGGATTACGGGCATATCGAGGCCGGGGACAAAATCGGATGCACCGTAACGGTCAGTGCGAAGGGCTGGCAGATAATAAAACAGTATTGGGACAGCCGCCAGCTGGTGGACGTGGAGGATGAGGCGGGCATCATCCATAGAAATCTTCGTGTCGTGGTGAAAAGCTGGCGATACGTTCCCCGATTCCCTGACCACTACAATTTGAAGCTTGAGTTTTGGAGGTTATGAGTATGGCAAATCAACTGCATATATACATCAACAACCCCACGGCGGGAGGCACGGACGGCACGGAGGCCAGCACCGGGGCGGGAACGTCTCCCATTGCCGTGACTCTCGATGCCGCGAAAAACGAGGAGGCCGCCGTGAAATGTGCCGTCCGATGTGATGAGGGATTCAAGATTGACGGCGATGTGTCCATCGCTATCTCCGGGGACAGCGCGGACAAATGGAAAGTGGCCGCAGACGCTTCCTACGCGGATTCTGCCGCCGCGTTGTCTTCAGCAACGTGGGAGGACACCCTTTCCCTTTCCAATGTTGCCGACGGGAACGTCCTCTTTTGGGCGAAAGCGGCAAGTTCCAGTACGGAATCGCCGCAGAAGGACGCGAGTGTCACCATCACCGCCACGGGCAAGGTCATCGTAGCATAGGAGGGGGTTCTATGTCCTTCACATACATCAATCCCGGGTACGCGGAATGGCTCGACGGCAAAAGCAGTACAACTGTCGAGAACTTGAAATACAATCCCTATGGCGGCGTCGCTTTCTATGGCGGCAGCACGGACCGGAGCATTACCCTGCCGGAGATTCCCGCAGAAATTTACATCCATCTGCTGCTCTATATCGACCTGACCAAAGGCTCCAACGGCAGGGTGATCATCAGTGCGGGGAACAGCAACGGGCTGGACATTCAGGAAACATGGGGCAACTGGGAGCTGAACTTCGAGTGCAATGACAGCAAGTTTAAGACGATGAGCGTTGCGGAAGCCAACCTTAAACTCGACGGCATGAACGAGCTGTTGTTTCACTGTAAGGCGGGAACCAACGAAGCCGGGCTGTATTCTTGGGTCATCAACGGGGTGGAGGTGATTGCAGAAAACCGCTCTGTGTCTTTTATCAAGTCCGGGAACTACGCCACCAAGTCGGATGAAGTCGTTTTGTTTAGCACCAACGCGAGAGCAGTATTTTCGAACATCATCATTTCGGATGAGGAAGTGCGGGCGGACGAGAAAGTCGCCGTTCTTCTCGCTT